CGTCCGCGTGAGGCCTTCGAGCTTTGTGAGCCTATCATCAAGCTTTGCAATACTGCCCCGGTTGACCGCCTGGCCATCATTGAGTCGCGCCCATGTCGCCCCCCAGGCGGCAATGCCGGTGGTAAAGCCGATCAGGATAACGATCGTGTTGAGGTTCCACTCCCACTTCCATTGTGGCCGCATGATTGGTCTTTCCAACCCTGTATCAGCCATCACGCCAAACCCCACTGGTGCGGTAGTGGACGCGGCACGCATCCCTTGGTAAAATCAGTCTCAGCCAAGCTGGCCTCCTCGTAAGTTGGCGTGGCGAGGGCCGGTCGAATGCGCAACCTCGGCCGGCCCGCTTTGCTATCCGGCGGTACCGTCGGCTGCTGCTATTCCAGTTCTGAAATCGTCATACCAGCCCGCGCACGCCCGGATCTGGCCGTTGGCGCGCAACAGGGCCCGGTCGGTCTTGACCAGGGCTGCGTCGAGCCGGTCCCCTGCCCGCACGCCGGAACGATGGGTGCGGCGGCAGTCGGCAGGATAGTCCGGTAAGGTGCGGCCTGTCCTGCGTTCCGCTTCGGCAACGCCGAGCGCTTGCGAAACCTGCTTTGCATCTTCCTGCCTCGTCACCGCTCGCACGAACCTATCGTCCGCGCAGCCGTTCAAGGAGATCAGGATCAACAGCACAATCACCGGCAACAGGGCGCGAAAGCAAATCTGCCAGGTCGTCATTGAGAACCTCGTTTTCTGTCTGGAGGAAGGCAAGGCGTGCGGCGAGATCGCTGCGGGCGCGCACCTCGGCGCTGAGCCGTCGCGACGCCTCACGGGCAACGTCGGCGGAGCGGGCGGCAATTTCGCGCTGGGCGGCGGCCTGGGCCCTGAGCGCAGAGATCTCGGCGCCGGCAATCATCTCTCTCACCCGCTCATTGACCGCAGCGCGCACCGCGCTCGACCTGTCGAAATGGATCCACGCCAGAGCGGCGAGGATCAGGACCACAGGGACCGGGACAATAAAGCCGAGAACACGGCCGATGATACCGGCCGCGCGATCGCCGATGAGGCCAGCCAGGAGCGCGGTCATGCCGGTGGCTCCCCGTCCTCATAAGCACCGGCGCCCATGTGCTGCATGATGTTGCGGTCATCAACAACGGCGGCGCCGGTGTAGACCGAGAGCAATGCCCCGGCGAGCAGGAAGCACGCACTTATCGTGGCCTGGGCAAGCGCAGTGTCATCATTGCGCCAGAGCAACCAGACGATCAGGATCGCGCAGAACATGAGCGCCAGATCGATCCGCCGCCTGCGCTCTTTCCATGGTGGCCGTTTCATGATCATGCCTCGTTTGTCGTTTCAACCAGCCGGCCACCGTCGGCAACGACCCGCCCGCCTGTCGGCAGCGGGAACCCGGCAGGCCAGCGGATGCCGCCGTCGCGCAACCGGTTCCTGGCGAGCTTGGTGATGGTGATGGCGTTCGACTGGTTGCCCCCCAGAACGTGATAGTGCGTGGCGTCCTCGCCGACATAGAAGCCGACATGCCCCTGCCAGCCGGATTTTGTGCCGCGCCAGAACACAAGCACGGCGCCCAAGGCCGGAGCCTTCATTTCCCGGCCGAACTTCAGCCAGTTGATCGAGGCCATCGGGTTTGCCGGCACAGGTTCATCTGGCAAAGCACGGAGGATAGCGGTCTCCACCGCATCGCCGCACCAGGGCGTGCGCGCCGGGTCCACGGCAGACCCGGCAGACCGCAGCCAGGCGTAGAGCGCCGAGTGGTCTCTGCTTTCATGCAGTCCCTTGCGGCGCAGCAATTCGTCCACCCACGGCGGCGATGGCCGCGATGTGCCGACCGGCGCGCCATTCCTGGTCAGGGCCCGGTCGAGCGCTGACCATGTGAGAGGTCCTGCGACCCCGTCGATCACAAGCCCATGTGTGGACTGGAACTCGCGCACCGCCCTTCGGGTGTTCGGGCCCATCGAGCCGTCAATGATGCCCGGATTATGGCCGAGCGCTTTCAGGCGCTCCTGAAGATCGCGTGTCGTCTGCATGATCATGTCCTTGTGGGTTGATGGGCGCAGCGGCGGACTTGCGTCCAACCGCGATATCTGGTTTGGTTTCTCAATGAGCGAAGATACAATTGACCCACTTGAACTCTGGCGAGGTGTTGCGAATGGCCTTCACGGCAAAGGCTGGGGAGATCGCAACGTGATATTTGCCGAGCACATCCCGTCAGGATCTAGCGTCCTCGACGTGGGCTGCGGCAACTGCAATCTGCGCAATGCTCTACCTGACGGCTGCACCTATCGCGGAATTGATCAGGTGGACGTTCACGACCCGGTCGTTGTGGATTTTAATGCAGGCGTTGTGCCTGACTTGCCCCGGCATGATTTTGTGGTTCTTTCAGGCGTGCTCGAATATCTTCACGACCCAATCGCCGCACTTGATATTGCCAAGGGGTGGGGAGACGTTGTTCTGTTTTCCTATCAGCCGACTGAAAGCCGCACTGCGGGTCAGCTTGCTGTTCCGATGGAAGATCGGGTATGGAAATCAACTCTAAACCGCGCAGACTTTGAAGCCGGGGCCGCGTCTACATTTGCCCATGTAGAGCAGATTGGGCGATTCCGAACACAGACCATTTATCGCGCTAAGGATTAAACGGGGCGACTTCGCAGCCCGTGGTGAAGCCAGCCGAGCCCCGATAAGCAGACGGGATCAGCGGGCAAAGCTGCGAGAGTTTAGACTTCGCCCCGTTTTGGTCGAGAAGGTATTTCAAGCCGCTTGCTGTCGACTCAATTATGGACGTTGAGTAATTTAGCGAGTGGTGCGTCATAAGCCCCGCGGCCTCTCCCAAAGCCATGTATTGCGGTTCCATTCGTGGCGAACCGTGCGCGCGTGGCGACGACGAAAAGCAGACCGGGACGACGAGGTTCGACAAGTTCGGCGGGATCATCACGCGACGGTCTATTTCATACCATGGCGTTGAAAGGTGCAGCCCCTGATCGCGCCAGAGTTTGCCGCCTGATATAAACGTCAGGCTCGACTTGCTGTCCAGCGCATAGGTTCCAATCGCTGCCGATTCCGTCGCAACCCTCATTGCCGGATTATAGATGTTGGCAACTTGATGGGTTTTGTGCCCCACCACCCGGCGACCTTCGCGCACATAAGGCTCGTATGGCCAGTGGTCGTTGTCAACGAATTCATCAGCGCACAGGCCAAACGCTGCAATGGCTGTTCTGGTCTTGACCGGCACCGTGCTGTCAGTCTGGCAGAAATAAAGCCAATTGCGCTGGTAGTCCGCAAAAAGCTGCCGAACCGCTGCACGGTCTCCGGTGAAATAATCCATCGGTATCGGCACGTTCATCAGGTTGATTGTGCCTTGATTCCAATCGTATTTGCCATCCTGCGTCGGGGAAAGCTGCATGACGCCTGAAATGATCGCACCACTGGCCGGGGTAGTCACGGTGTCGAGATTCGCGGCGAAATAGCCGGTAGCGATGGCTTGAAATCCAGCCTGGAAATCAGAATAATTCGCAGCCGGGGTTACTGCCACTTTGTTTAGCGCGGCATTTGTTAGAGGCACACGGAACGTCATTGTGGGCATTCCATCGGCGTGAACGTCCGCAAACGGTTCAACGCTTGCCCTTGCGCCTATGAATGGATGGTCTACGAACTCCGCTTCAGACCCGGAAATGTCGGCCACTTCAATCATGTTTCGCGCGGTGTAGTCATCACCATAATAGAAATAATCACCATATCCGAGACGGAACGGAGCGCCGGCCATTGCGGCCAGATCTCCGGTATAGGTGGCGTCAACATATCGGTCGGCATCAAACGTGCCCTTTGTTGTTTCCATTTCGGTAATGGCGTCACTTACCACTGTGCACGAAGTCAGGTCCGCAGATTCAACAACAGTCACACCAGCGGTAGACAGCATGGCGCGAAAGATTGCTTCGGCCCGAGCCGGTGGGCAATTCCATGTGGTTGGGTTGCTGTAGTAATCCCTAACCTTCTGGAAAAACCGCATGGAAAGACCAGTGACGGCGCTTGTCCCGCCGATATCCGCAGCGCCAAGGCCGTTGGAAATCGCGCCACCGACGGTCGGATATTGGCTTACCAGCGCAACCGTACGGCTACGCTCCGCCGCCACAACTGCAGCAGCGACCCCAGCCGGAGTGCCGCCAAATACAGCGACATCATAGGCGGTCACTGCTTGATTTCCTTCAGCAACAGGCTGATCGGCGCGGTCGCAGCATCTGTAGAAAGTTGCAGATTTGTAGCAATAGAGACGCTAAACTGAAGAACGAACGCCTGCAAAACCAGCGATGAAACGGGGGCCCTATAGCGCACCGACGTTGGTTGATATATCGCGGATCCCACAGTGGACGAGGCAGAAAGATTACGGCCAATCGTTGATGTTGGCCCGTTGATTGCTGCTGTAGAATTCCTAAGTCTGAAAATGCCTACCCGTGGGGCGAGGTCACCCGCAACGCGGGACACAAGGGCGCTCGGTATGAACGCCTCGGCAACAATAAGGCTGTCTGCATATAGCGGGGTGATGTTGGCGGTCAGCCCGGTATCGGTGAAGGTAGCGCTGGTCGTGGTGTCTGCTGTGGACCGTTCGACATAAACTTCCTGCACAACCTGCCATGCGGGAATGGCAGGGGGAACGGCAAGCGCCTCAAGCGCAGCCTGGACCTCGTCGATCGCCGCTTGCACGTTCTCCGCTGCCAAAGGCCCTTCGCCGGGGTCAAACGCCATATCCTCGGCAAACAGCTTCTCGGCAAGATCCCCACGCGCAATAAGATCAAGGATCTGCCGCACGGAGACCCTTTTCGCCAAACCGGCACGAGACGCCGGCAAAAGGTCAGAAACGTCCGCGGGCTCGACTGCCGGCAATCCCGGGACTGTGATTTCGTCGGTCATGCCCACACCTCATAGGAAAAGCGAGCACTATCCACAGATGGACTGGTGGAGTCGTTCTGATACCAATACGTCGCATTGTAGCGGCTGTTGGCCCGGACCCCGACATTGAACTCGGTGATGCCGTTCCGGCTCGTGTCGATGTCGGTAAGAGCACTGATGGCGACTTGCGGACGGCGAGCCAGGTCATACGTCAATAGTCGGCCATTCATGCCGCTGGCAGACGCGCCGTCCTGGAATGGCGCATCCCTGCCCTGCTCGACCTCTCCGCTGATAGCCACCCTGACCTTGTTGACCAGATTTGTGATTGTCGCGATGTTTCCCGAATTGGTGACGACGCGAGAAATCAGCATGTCGTCATAGGCGCTGTCGAAGGCCACGTTGCCCTCCGCCAGCACCGTCGGGTTGTAGCCACTGTCGGCCAGGTCCTCGAGCACGAACCCGTCAACCGGGTTCCAGCGCAGGTGGTAGGTCTTGCTCGCAAGAGTGGCAAATGTCCGGTCGTCCTCGATGTAATCCGATGTCGAGACCGGATAGATGCCGCGATGCTGGAATGTGACGGATGTTGGAACCTGCACTGTGCCGGCCGAAGGGCTGGTCACATTCATCTTTCCATCGGCTGACAGGATCTCCGGGAAGAATGGCAGGCGCGCGCGCGCCTGGCTGACAAGCAGGAATTGCGACGTGTCGCCGCCACCGGTGGCCGCCGAGATCGCCATTTCGATCGCCTTGCGCAATTGCTCGAGATCGGTGCCTGTCGGCGTCAACCCAAAAAACGAAATGACGTGGTCTATTTCGCGCTGCGGGTGCTCGATGGCAGCCGCGGGCGGAATATCACCCAGCAGGCCGGCATTGCGGTTGCCGTCCACATAGGCCGCATCGGCAGCCTTGCCGGCGGGGGGAACATATTTCATGAGGGTATCTCCGTCAGGTTAGCGACGAGGCAAGCACTGGCATGACCAGTTTCTTGCCGGTTTCTGTAACGATACGGGTGCCGTCCTCTGTGACGAGAAAGAGCCCAATAGGTTGCTCAGCGTAGTTGAAAACGACCGTTGTCCATGCCGGCGCAATACGACGGATCTCGCATTCGAGCACGCCGTTGTCGAAGTCGAGCAGCCGGTCGACACCGACTTCGCTGACACCGACCTGGAATTGCGTAATTGGCGCATCGCGCACCAGCACAACCCACTGGCTCTCAAGCGCCGTGGCCGATATTTCGCCATACCCGCCAAGGGCACTCTCACCCACCCGGAACGCATCCGGCTCCTCAAGCGCCGCCACGTAGCCCAGCCCCGCAGCAAGCCTGATCACGTCATCGGGCGTGATTGTTGCCAGCCTTGCAACCCGCGTCCGCAGCGCCCTGATTCGCGCATCTTTGGTCTGGTTGCCATCCGAACATGAGATTGGAAGCCCGAAATCGGTCTCCCATTCCTCAAGGCTGTCAACCAGGGATGCCGACCGGGATTCCTCCGTGAGCCGCCAGGCCTTCGCGTAAAGATATGCAAACGGCGACAGCAGCGCCCGCGTCAGCCTGGCGATCACACTGGTGGTGCTGGGCGCCTCACCGTCAGGCGCTCCCCAGGCGGCGCCCCGCGGCCAAAGCGAAAGACCGGAATAGAGCAACGCCTCCACATCCGGTGCGGATAATGCATCACGGGGGTCGATATCAGGATCCGCGAAACCGTCACCCGGATCGACCCAGAACACAGGCCCGTCGTCGGGTGCGAAGAATTCCACCCACTCTTCATTGACATGCCATGTCGACATAGCGTCACACCCAGCTGACGGTACCGAGCACCGGCAGCTCACCGGGCTGGAACACAGTGCCGCCCGAGGGCGTGTTCAAGATATGGCTGGCCTCGCCTGGCACGGTGGAGATCACCTCCGACAACCAGGCACGGGGCAGCGTGAACGGATCGTCAGGCAGGCCGGGGCGCAGCTTTGTGTCTTTCCGCGTTGCATCGAAAAACTCTGTCAGGGCCAATGTGACGGCGGTACGCATGGCAGCGGTGTCGGGTGACAGGCTGATTGACATGTCCACCGGCCTGGCGATCGGCGCCATGGTAAAATAGCGCGCCCGCACAAGCCGCAGACCAGCGATATAGGCGTCAACCGCCGACAGATCGGCGGTCTCCGGAATACCATTTGCCCGTCCCTTGAACAGGATCCAGACGCCAACCGTGCCAAATCCATTTGCAAAATTCGCAGCCCAGGCCGACACCACGCCAGGCACCTCAAGCGCCCAGTTCTCATAATCCAGCAGCGCGCCACCCTGTGGCGGTGCAGCCTTGCGCTTGAGGCCACGGGCGCGCAGATCCTCGATAGCCTCGATGTCGGCCCCACCGCCAAGCCCGCCATCGGCCACCGCTACCTTTTCCGGCAATGTCGGGTAGAGCGCAGGATCCGCAAGCAGCAGTTCGGCGCCCGCTTCGCGGTTGGTCGAAGCGCCCGTGCCCTCGGCCTGCACGCTTGCGATGAAATCGCCAACGGCATTGGCCGTGAATGCCGCCGTCGTCACATAGGTTATCCCCGCCGAAACAAAGCGGACGCCGGCCGGATAGAGCTTGTGGGCCTGCCCGGTACCGGTGATTTCGCCTGCGGCAGCCGATGCCGGTTTTTGCAGGATACGATATTCCGCGCAGTGCAGCCGGATGATCGCTTCGCTGGTCGCCGTCGACAGATAGATCTGTTTGAATATCCATTTGAGCCGCAGCTCGTATTCATGCGCCAGCAGCGCCTGCACCTTGCCAATGACGCGCAGCACGTTCTGTTTGAGGCTGGCATCGGTGCCCGGCAGATATTGCCGCATGGCCCCGCGCACCGAGGCCGAAATCTCGTCAAGCGAGCGGATCGGAAACGCCATTCAACTGCTCCCACAAAACTGCATATTTCTGGTCATGAACATGAGATCCATCGCGGCCATACCCGACAATGGAAAGCAAAAGCCGCGAAGTCGTACGGTCGGACGTGGCGGAAACAGCAAAGCTCGCCACCGCGCCCTGATCGATCAGCGTCTGCAGCGCAGCCCGCGTGTAATCCTCGGCAAGAATCTCGACTTCGCTTGTCAACGAGCGCCGGCGCAACAGCCACAGCTTCGAGCCGAGCGGCGGCTCATCAGCATCGCGCTCAAAGCTGTCACCGGGCCAGCCGCGGTTGATATCACCGTCGCGCAGCTCGGTCGCATCAGCCCGCGCATCGGTCATCAGGCAGATCAGGATGGCAGTTGCCAGAGCCTGCGTTGCACGTAACCCGCCCGGATTGACCGGATCTTCGATTGAGGTGAGAGCCAGATCGCCGATACGACCGTCCCAGACCAGGTCCGGGTCGAGCAACGGCTCGCCATCAGGCGCAAGCGGGATGATCCTCACGTCACGAACACTCCGGTCCCGAAGTTGCTTGTCTCCACATGGCCCGCACTGTCGACCGTTCCC